CTGTCCGGTATCTCTCCGGATCGGTCGGGGGATGTTGGGAAATCACGCGCGAATGGGAGTGATGGTGATCGATATGCGCTCGATCGGGGACGACGGAGGTCGACGGCATGGGCATGATGGAACCGATGACAGGATCGGCGGTGGCAGCCATGGCCTGGCGCGTGGCGGGGAGTCTTGACCAGCTGTTGGCGGAGATCAACACGTCGGCGCCGAACCGGAACAAAGCGAGTGACGGTTCGATCGGTGATGAGGCGCACCAGAGCACGGATTCCGATCACAACGCGCACTGCTGCGGATGGGTCGTCACCGCCCGGGATTTCACCCATGACCCGAACAACGGTTTCGATTCCTACGCCTATGCGGACTGGCAGCGGCGGCGGTGCAGCGGCGAAATCCTGATCGGCGGGAAGCGGGAAACGCGCGTCAGCTACATCATTAGCAACCGGCGGATCGCCAGTGCGGACAGCGGCTGGGCCTGGTGCGACTACTACGGATCGAACCCGCACGACCATCATGTCCACGTCAGCGTCGACTGTACCGGCGAAGGCGGGCCGATGGACTCCACGCAACCATGGGGATGGACAGGAGACGACGTGTCAGCAGCAGAAGTATGGTCCGCGGATGTGGATCCGAGCGGCAACAAATACACCGCGTCGGGGGCGTTGTGGACATGTTTCATCCGCACCGACTATCTATCGAATCAGTTCGCGCCGCAGACCAGCAGCACCCTGTCTTCGATGTCGGCCGACATCGCCGAAATCGAAACCGACCTCGAGGGTATGCGTTCGCGGATGAGCAACATCCAGAACGCCATGGCGGATCTGACCCTCGACGTGGCGGAGCAGACCCGCCAGACCCGGCAGCTGACCGAACAGATCGAGGATCAGGGGCACCTTTTCCAGGAACTGCGGTGGTTCCTCATCATCGCGGTGCTGATCGTCCTGGTGGTGGGTGGTTTCAGTGCCTGGACGCTGGCCAGCTGACGTGTGATGGCCGACCGCCGGCGCCGGGACACACAGGCACTGTTCGACGTCCCACCGGGCCGTAAGGGGCGGGTGGAACGGGCCCTTGACGCGGCGATCCTGGTCGCCCGCCGTGCCGGGGTCCTGGCCGAGGTCGACGGCGCGGCGTTGACGTTGGCCCGGGCGCAGGCCCGCGGCGTCGACATCGCCGAGGCCGGTCAGGACGTGTGGGCGCTCGCCCGTATCGGCGCGGAGCTGCGGGAAACGCTGCAGCGGCTGCGTCTGGATCCAGTATCGCGGGGGGCGCAAACCGATGACGTCAAAGACTTCCTCGCCGCCCTCGCCCATCCCGGTTCCGCCCCGGTCAGCCCCGCCCCGGTGGGCAACGGCCCGTGATCTGACCCGGGCGACGTTCGGTGGCGCGGTCGCGCAGGTCGCGCAGGCCCTGGGCTGGACGTTGATGCCGTGGCAACGTCAGGTCGCGGATGTGGCCCTGGAGATCGACCCGGCGACGGGGGAGTGGGCGCATCCCCTGGTGGTCTGTACAGTGCCGCGGCAGGCCGGCAAGACTGTCCTGGCGGGCACCAATTCCATACACCGATGCCTGTCGGGTCCCGACCGGGAATGCTGGTCAACATCGCAAGACCGGGTCCATGCCCGCCAGACGTTCATGAAGGTCGTCAAGCGGATCCGTCACGGTGTCCTCGCGCCGCCGTTCACGAAGATCCGCGAATCCAATGGGTCGGAATCGATCAGCTTCCCTAACGGATCGGCCTATGGGATCTTCGCCCCCAGCGCCGACGCCCTGCACGGCACCACGAACGCCCTGGTGACTGTCGATGAGGCATGGGCGTTCGACATGGCCCGCGGCGGGGAGCTCATACAGGCGATCCTGCCCACCTTCGCCACCACTCCCGGCCAGCTATGGATCATGTCCACCGCCGGGACCTGGCGCAGCACATGGCTGCGGTCCCTGGTCGACGCTGGCCGCCTGGTCGTCGAGAGCGGTGCCACCACCGGCATGGCCTATTTCGACTGGTCCATCGCCGACGATGTCGAGAACACAGATTTCAACGCATACGCCGCCGCACATCCCGCCTGGGGTTTCAGCCTGCGCGCCGCAGCGTTCGCCGACGCAGCCCGGATCATGTCTGCCGAAGAGTTTGCCAGGGCCTACGGCAACCGGTGGCCGACCGCCGGCGCCGATTCCGTCATCCCGTCGATGATCTGGTCCCTGGCCGCCGATGACATCACCACCGCCCTGCCGGATCCCGGTATCTGTTCCCTGGGCATGGACGTCGGCCGTGACGGCGCCGACGCGGCGATCATCGCGGCCTGGCGCAGCGACGACGGCATCGGCCACGTCGAGCTGCTCGATTCCCGGCCCGGGACCAGCTGGGTGCCCGAGCGACTGGCCGAGGTCGCCGGCAAGTTGAAACCACGCGCGATCCTGTATGACCGCATGGGCCCGGCCGTAGCGGTAGGGGATGCCTGCCAACGCGCCCGGGTCCGCGGGATCTCGCCCGTTACCCTCGACGACCTCGCCGGCGCGGCGTCGGCGTTCCTGACCGGACTATCCGATCGCACCATCCGGGTCCGGCCACACCCGATCCTCGACGTGGCAGCTGCTGCGGCGGCGCGTCGGACGGTCGGTGAACGGTGGGTATGGGGCCGACGTGAAACCGCGCAGTCCGTTGCGGCGCTCATCGCCGCCACCCTCGCCCTGTGGGCGTTCGACCACACACCACGCAAGACGTTCAAGGTCCTGTAATCACGCGGGGATACGAGGAAAACCGATGCACGTACGAATAGATCCAGAAGATGAGATCATGGCCGAGCTCGAGGGGGCCCTGACGTGGCGTAACTTCGCCGACAAAGTCGACCCCGACGGCATCCTGTCCGAAACCGAACGCGAGAAACGCGCAACGGTGTCCCGGCGGGTGTTCCTCATGCGGATGATCCTGCGCCGCAGCACCATCCGCAGCCGGCAGGAAGAACTCGGCCAGATGCTGCGGGCATATGCGGCGGAACTGGCCGCGGCGGATTTCCATCCGACACACACCGCCGACACCGCCCCCGATTCGGCGGATTCGGATATCGTTTCCTGTTGAGAGCATCCCCCACGATGTGGTCTCAACCGGTGACGGGGGACGGTCGCGCACACAGGTCGGGGACGGACTGTGGTGTGTTGACCGTCCCCCGCCATTTCGTTTCCTCATAAGATGGATGCCGTGCCCTGGCCGCAGCTGAACGGATCCCGGATGGTCGGGGCGGCGCTGCGCCAATTCGCCTCCGTGATGCGGTTCCCGTGGCAGCCGGGATCGGCGGTGCTGCCGTCGCAACCGTGGAACCGGATCGTGTGGCCCAGCCCCGCCGGCACGCCAGACGATGTGCCGCTGCCGATGACACCCACCACCGCCGCCGGGATCCCGGCCGTGGGCCGGGCCATGGCCGTATACGCCGGGGCGATCCGGCAGATGCCCCTGGACGCGTACCGCGGCGACCAGCTGCTGCCGCGGCCGCGGCTGCTCGACCAACCGGACCCGAACGCCCCCCGCGGCTGGTGGGTCGGTGTGCAGGTCGAGGACTACCTGTACAACGGCAACGCCCTGGCCGTCATCACCGCCCGCGACGCCGCCGGCTGGCCATCGGCCGTGACGTGGCTGCCGGCGAACTGGTGCCAGATCGGGTGGGATCCCGCCCGCCCCGGCGCGGTGCAGTACCTGGTCAACGGGACACCGCTGCGCGGCGACGACGTGGTGCATGTGCGCCGCGGCGCCGACCGTGCCTGCCCCGTTCGGGGGATCGGCATCGTCGAACAGTATCTACGGTCGCTGGAACGTGTCGCCACGCAGGAAAGCTACGAGAAAGCCACCCTGCAGAACGCTGCGGTGCCCTCGGTCGCGGTCGTGTCCCCCAATCCGGACCTCGACCAGAGCGAAGCCGACGACGCCAAAGAGAAATGGGTCGCGGGATACAGCGGCGGCCGGCGGCTGCCGGTCGTCCTGTCCGCCGGCACGCAGGTCATCCCCCTGGCGTGGTCGCCGGAGGATGCGCAGCTCACCGAGGCCCGCCGGATGGCCCTGACCGACGTCGCGAACATGACCAACCTGGACGCCTACTATCTGGGCGCCCCGAACGCGTCCCTGACGTACCAGTCGCCGGGGGCGAACTTCTCGAATCTGCTGCGGATCAGTCTCGAGCCGGTCCTGTCCGATTTCGAGGACGCGTGGTCGATGGCGCTACTGCCCCGCGGGCAGCGGCTGCGTTTCGAACGGGTGCAATTCACCCGCGACGATTTCGCCTCCACCATCGAAACCCTCGCCACCGCCGTCGCCGCCGGGATCCTGACCAATGAGGAGGCCCGCGGTTTCCTCGGGATGGCCGGCCCGGCCGGTCCGGCGCTGCTGGCCCCGACCGCCACGACCAAACCGAAAGGGGTCCCGGAATGAGCAGCGTACGGCGGGTGAAGGTCCGCGGCGGGCCGCGCATGTCCTGCCAGGTGACGGACCTGGACGCCAGCAGCAATCTGCGAACCATGGCCGGTCGCGCCGCCCCCTATGACACCTGGACCGTCCGCGGCTGGCACATCCTCAGCCTCGCCCAGGGATGTTTCGACAAGTCCATCAAAGAGGCGGGCCGGAATCTGCCGCTGCTGCTGTGGCATGACGCCGCGTCGTTCCCGATCGGCCACAACACGAAATGGACCTCCCGGGCCGACGGCCTGTGGGGCGAATGGACCCTCGACGACGGACCCGACGCGCAGCGCGCCGCCCGCCTGGCCCAGTCCGGTGCCCTCACGGGCCTGTCCGTGGCGTGGCAGCCGATCCTCAACGACTGGCAGATCAGCGACCTGCAGGAATGGACACTCGACGACACGTCGACGCTGGACCGGTGCACATTGATCGAGGGTCGGCTGGTCGAAACGTCCATGGTCCCGACCCCGCAGTGGGAAGAGGCGCAGGTGACGCTGGTCGCTGCGCCCCGTGACACGCCGGCGGACACGCGGCCCGCATTGGACCGGTGGAAGTCCTGGCGGTCTACCCTGTGAAACTGCGGGGGCCGGTACCCCCTTGTCTTCCCTGACGTGCCGAACCGGCCCCCCTTACATCACCCATATGACAAGTTCCGCCCGACCTGCCGGGACACCGCCGGGACACCGCCGGACCCCCACACGGGGGCACCACGGGGACACCCACGGGGACACCCACGATCGGTTTCAGATGGCCACGCTCGCGCGTTGGCCTCCCGATTCTGTGTGGAGTGTGTACCCATGTCCATGGCGATCCTCGACCGTTTCGAATCCGAACGGCAGGAACAGGTTGCGTACGTAGATCACCTATTGGGTGAGGTCGACGGCGCAGGCCGTGACCTGTCGGAAACCGAGAAAGCATCCCTGGGCGCCGCCCGGGAACGGATCAACGCCCTCGATGAACAGATTCAGCCGCTGATGGAGTTTCAACAGCTCCGGCAGACGTCCGCGAACGTGCCGTTCACCGCGCCGGGCGCGCCCCGGCAGCAGGCACGGTCCCTGTCGGCGACCGCGAACGCCCCGGCATACCTGTCCGCCGGCCACGCGATGCTGGACATCCTCGCCACCATCCCCCACAAGAACCACGAATTGGCGGGCCTGTTCGGCCCGCGGCATGACAGCGCCGCCGCCCGCCTCGCCGCGATGCGCGACGCCGACCGGATCGAACGCGCCGCGAATCAGCTCACCAGCGACACGCCGGGCATTCTGCCGGTGCCGGTCGTCGGGACGGTCCTGTCCACGATCGACGCGTCCAGGCCGCTGATCTCCTCGCTGGGGGCCAAGCCGATGGGCGGGATCCCGGGCACGAAGTTCCAACGCCCCAGGGTCACCCAGCACACCCTCGCCGGTAAGCAGGCGGCGGAGAAGACGGCCCTGGCGACGCAGCAGATGAAGATCCAGTCGCTGGAGTTTTTGAAGGAGACCTACGGCGGGTGGGTCAACATCAGCCGTCAAGATATCGATTGGACCTCGCCGACCGCGTGGGACATCCTCATCAAGGACCTGGCCGACAGTTACTCGATCGCCACCGAAACCGCGACCGCGACCGCGTTCTCCGGCGTTGCCGGGATGAACGGCCCCGTCACCGTGGCGACGAACGACCTCGCCGGATGGGCCACCGCGTTGTATGAGGCCGCGGCGCTGGTATATCAGGGATGCAAGCGGCTGCCTGACCGGCTGTGGGTGTCGCTGGATGTGTGGGCCGCGATCGGCCCCATCGTCGACACCGCCCGGCTGGTGTTCCCACCCGGCGCCGCCGGCGCCGGCAGCTCCTCGCTGGTCGCGTTCTCCGGGAACATGTTCGAGCTCGACCGGATCGTGGTCCCGAGCTTCCCGGCCGGCACGGCCGTCATCGGCGTGTCGAACATGGCGGAGTTTTACGAGGAGCGCATCGGGCTGCTGACCGCGGTCGAGCCGTCGATCCTCGGCGTCGAGGTCGCATATGGCGGGTACACCGCGTTCGGTGTCCTCGAATCCAAGGCGTTCACGGAGCTTGTCGCGCCGGTGGTGCCATAGGGACGTGCCCGGGGACCGGATCGGGGCGGGTGTACACGACGGACCGGGGGGCCCGGATCGTGATACCGCTGGATCGGTCCCCGGGCGCCCATCCCGGCACGACGGAGGGGGTAGGTGATGGCGACCGTTCCCACGGTTGACGAGCTGCGCGCGTGGCTGAAGGTCACGACCGCGGCGATGAGCGACGCCGAGCTCACTGACGTCCTGGCCGCGGAGGTGGAGCTGCAGGTCATGTCGTGCCGGGTCCCGGACACCTGGCCGACCGACACCGCGGCGTATCCGCCGCCGCTGCGGCTGGCCCTGTTCCGCCGCTGCGGCCGCAGCGTCGCCGCCCGCGGTGTGCCGCTGGGCCTGACCGGTTCCGAGGAGTACGGCCCGGCGCGGCTGCCGCAGTTCGACCCCGAGATCGAACGCCTGGAACGCCGGTTACGCAAATTCATCACGGCATAAGGAGCAGACATGAGGGATGACAACAGAGACAGGGCGCCGCAGCGGCCCCCGGGCCGCCCACCGACCGGGCCCCCGGTACCCCACGACCCGGAACCGGCGCCACCGGCGCCGCCGGCGCCCAACCCGACCGATCCCGACGACGACGATGTCTAGGTGAGGAGTTTCTCCGTGTTAACCATTTCTGCGCTGGCCCGGCGGGCGGCCCTGCTGTCCGTGGCCGCGGTCGCCGCCGCGACACTGGGTGTCCCGGCCGCCAACGCGATGCCCATCCCCGAGACCACCGGCGGCGCGGCCGCGTTCGACACGCCGCAGACCATCGCCGGCACCGACCACGACGACAGGGACCGGGTCCGCCCGCGGCCGACCGTCACGTTCGAGCAGCGGTGCGAGCGGCGGCTGTGTTTCATCCGCGTCCTGATCGACGACGGCCGGACCCTGTGGTCCTGCCGGCCCGGTGTGCGGCACTCCAGCCGCGGCCGCGACGATGACCTGCAGGCCCTCGACATCGACAGTGTGCTGCGCACCGCCGGTCGTGGCCGAGGGGATGACGACGATGGCGACTGGTGGGATGACGACGATGACGTCCTACGACCCGTGACCACGCGGCTGCGGCTGCGGTGCGTCCCCACGGACCGCTGACCAAACTGTCATGGTCGATCTGGCGCAGATACGGGCCGAACTCGTCGCTGCGCTGGACGGCGTCTCCGCCACGTTCAACGGGGACCCGATCACCCTGTCGGCGCACCCGGTCCAGCCGCACCCGATCGCGGTATGGGACGTGTGGCCGACATGGCAGACCGCCCGGCCGGTGACGATGTGCCTGGCGGAAACCGACTGGCAGACCTGCGTCGCGCTGCCCGGCGGTGATCCGATGTCAACGGTGGCGGCCGGGGATGCCCTGATCGACCCGGTCGCCACCGCCCTGGCCGCCTACCAGATCACGACCATCGCACCGGGGCAGGTGATCGTCGCCGACGGCGGCAACGTCCCGGTACTGATCTTCAACGTGACGAATTAAGAGAAGAGGAGACATGGCCGGCACCACTACGAAACTCGGGCCCGGTGAGCTCACCATCGGCAGCACCGCACCCGACATGTTGGACCTGTCGTGCCAGTTGTCGGCCGCCATGGTCGAGTGGTCGAAAGATAAAGAGGACGACATCGCGACCCTGTGTGGGGACACCCTCGCCGGCGCCGCGAACTACACCGCGAAGCTGACCGGCACGGTCCTGCTCGACCTGTCCGACGGCGGCATGGTCGATTTCACATGGGACAACAAAGGCGTCAGCTTCTCTTTCGTGTTCACCCCGAACACCGCCGCCGGAAAGTCCGTCACCGGCACCCTGACCGTCGACCCCCTCGACGTCGGCGGCGACGAGGTGAAAAAGAACATGTCCGTGGATTTCGAATGGGACATCGTCGGTGACCCGGTGTGGGGCACCAGCCCCGTCATGACCACTACCGCCCGGGAACGCGTCCCGGTATGACCACCGGCGGTGTGGAGGTCATCGGCGCTGA